TACCGCTATCATAGTCGCGCCACACAGATTGTGGTACGTCCTTCATAATTAAATACTCGATGGCCTGCTCTTCTGTCATGGCCTCAATGGGCTTGCTATTGTGTAGCAGATAGCCACGAGTATGCTTTTCAAAATCAGGCTGCGCCTCGTCTTGGGCCAGCATCCAGTAAACTTCAACCGGCGGCAGGATACCGCCCTGTAGCGCACACGCCATCCAGTTGGGGTCAGGCACAAGTATCTTAGCGCACTCATCTACGCTGTCCTCATACACCACACGATACTCTGACTGATGACCTTCTAGGTTTTCCTTCGCCCAACATAGGCGGTCCCATAGGTGTGTGCCTTGAAATTCTGGTGTGTCTATCATGCAAGGTCTCCGTGTACAATCGCTACCGCAGTATTTGTGTCTGCTCTAGTGTTACCGCCTCTTGTAAAGCTGTTTACTTGATGATGAGCAGTAGTGTTATCACTAGACCTGTTCCCTATGTATTGGTCACTATCTCTATGACCGTTTGTAGATACTGCTTGAAAAGCATCAGACATTGCGCTGGAATAAGTTTGTCTGTATTGCCCTGTACCAACGTCAGTTAAAGAACTTTGATTAAATGATTTTCTAATTGCATTTGAAGCACCGTCAAACAGCGAAAAAGCCTTCGCACTACCATTAACAACGAACTGCGTATCAAGTGAGCCAGCGGTGCTGTGTTCTAGGGTATCTGCTTTGATTTTTCCAAGAGCCATTATGCGAGGTCTCCACAAAATTGCATTTGAACATACTCAACGTCCTGCAAAGCTTGATTATCGGAACGTGCTATCTGAAGTTTATTTACGCCAGTTGTAGCTTGGTCAGTGCTTGCGTCATTGATACACATATCCGTATATGAGCCTTTAACTGAAGATGTCCCAACAACCGAAAAATCATTATTTGCAAAAGCATTTGTTACGTTTATTCCATACACTCCAGTTCCATCGTCATCGCTGGACGAGACGTTAAGACTATCTCTTACTGTTGCGCCTGATGCTGTACCATCAAAGTTCACCCAAGCCTTCGCCAGCCCCTGCTGTAAGCTAGTAGTCGTGCTATTACCTTCGCCTGTAACGAGGATAACGCCAGCGGTGCCTACGCCAGTGAGTTTGTCTGTTTTTACCTCACTCATGCTAGGTCTCCGTGCAACATAGTAGATTGTGCGCGGTCAGTGAAAGTAGAAGACTCAACCATATTTCCTCTATATCCCGTAGATGACTGAGCGTCTATGTAAGGCTTGTCCATAACATTACCTTGCGGCGAAATACATATAGACATAGAGTTTCCATCCATGTTGCTTGTAAAGGCTATAGTTTGTTTTCCTGTACCAGTGTCTGCCATTGAAGCCACGTTAAAACTTTTTAAAATAGTTGTGCCAGCTTCATTACCTAAATGAAAACATTTAGCCGCTGTCTGCTTAGTCAACGTAGCCGCACCACCGCCTGTTGATTGAATGGTATCTGCTTTTAATGTACTCATAGCGTCACCAATGTCCCACCGTTTTCCACGGTTAATGTAACACCAGAAGCCACAGTAAATGGGCCAGTTACGTTGGCGTTCTCTGTGGCTAGTATAGTGATGTCAGATGTAAGTGATTGTGCGTTGGTACGAAACAAACCACCGCCCTTGAAGTTACCCTTGTTCTCAGCGGCAGGAGCGACTGTGCCAAGGGCGTTACCAAGGTAGTTTACAAATATATTGTTACCAGCGTTACTAGATGGAGCCGCACTAAAGGTAAGCGTTGTGCCATTCGGGACAGTGTATGCGTCCCCAGCTTCCTGAATAACGCCGTCCACGGAAACCAATATGCTCTGGGCAGAGCTTACAGAAGTTGTAAGCGTAAACGTAGTCGCGCTGCCATCACCACTAAACTCTTGAACAGCAGGAATGCTCTCAAAGTTTGTAGCAGGATTGTTACCATAATACGGCATCAGGTGATCTCCATAATACTCGCTACTGTGTCAACGCTGTTGGCGGTATCTGATTGAATTATCAAACTGTGACCCGCCTCCAACACAATCTTGTTTCCAGCCATGTACTCAAAACTAGACGCGGAAGGGATAGGTATATCTTTTGCAAGAAATACAACCTGCCCAGCGTTGAGCTTGATGTCTACGGTAACTTGACTTGTTGAAGTGTTAGCTAAAGTCAGGCCAATAACAACCGTAGTAGTGCTTGCTGGCGCGGTGTAGACAGTCATATCACTTGCCGCGACTACATTTGCTCCGTTGAACACTTTGTTCTTAAACGTATTAGCCATGAGTTTACCCCTTAACCTACATCGTCAAGTAAAGCGATAACGATTGCGTTAGCTGTTGCATCACCCGTTCCGCCAAAATCGGAAGAAATAGCATGAAGGTCTGCAACGGTTACATTAGGTAAACGACCAAACCATGTTTCTGATGCGCCAATAAAGATACCGTCAGCTAGGTCGTTTGCTGCGGTGCCTGCGTCAATCGAAAGCATAATACCGTCTGCGGAAGATAGGTTCTGAACAAACAGAAATTTAACCTTATCGCCCGTTGCAACCGCTGTTGGAGCGGTATCTTGGTCAACCGCCGTATAATCAATAAACGAGCCAGCAATCAAATCAGCAGAAGTTGTAGTAACCGCTGTTTTCTTGTAATACCACTTATCGTTTACGTCTACAGGAGCAACATTCATGCTCCCTGATAGCGTCACCGCTATCTCGTCTGGCAACATTGTTGCCGAAATTGAAATGCTTGCTGAGTTTGCCATTTTTTACTCCTATCCTAAAGCTATGGCTAGGGCCGTAGCTGTACCAGCTATAGCCGTATTATTATCTAGTTGAAGACTATCCCCAACGCTCACTACGCCACCACCAGAACCCGCGCCATCAGCATAGACAATGTCTGTGCTACCATTAGCGATAGTGACCACAGTTCCTGATCCTTGTTTAATCTGTGCGCTGCGGCTCCCAGTCAAGGAGTTTTTTATAATGAAGAATTTTGCTGCTGTGTTAGGCGCAATCGTGACCACATTGGTTCCACCAAGGTCAGACCCGCTGTCAATAATGTTAATGACGGAAAACATACCTGTCTGAACATTGCTTTGTCCAGAAGTAGGAGAAGCCACTCGTATAGTAAGATCAGTTGTTAAATCTGAAGCTGTTAGGTCTGCCGCACCTGTTACTCTGTCAAAAATATCAAAGTTGAAATTGGTGACATCGCCCCAAGTACCAGACAACTCACCTGTGGCTGGTTTTTCTATACCCAGGTTTGTACTAAACGAACTAGCCATACATTGCTCCTATGCCGCTATATCTGTCCACGAAGGCGTTTGTGACGGGGTGTCCTTCGTCCAGTCTGTTGATACGCCTGCCACTGCTACCCAATTTGGAGTTTGGTCAACATCAATTTCATCATATATCAGGACTATACCAGTATTTGCAGACGCTGTAACCCCCGTAACTAAATACTTAGATTCTATAACAGGGATAGTAGTTGCATTTCCTGTTGCGGTGCTTCCTGTAGCACCTACATCAGCGTTTGCAGTAACACTTTCAGAGCCTACCGCTGAAGTAGCAGTAGAACCCGTAACAGCATATTTAGACTCTAAAACAGGGACGGTGGTGGCAAGACCGTTTGCACTTGCCCCAGTTGGGACAATTACACAGGTTCCTGTAACACCCTCATCCCCAAGACTTGTTGTGGCTACTGCCCCAACGCCAGCTACATTAGCCGAACAGTTTGTGGTTTCCTCACCAAGCGAGGTGGTTCCTACAACGCCCGTAACAGCAACAGGAAGCGCCTCGTTCCAAGCTAGTTGGCCCCAAGTGCCGCGTCCCCAACCATTAATAATTGCCACGGGATTACTCCATTACGCTATGCGGATAATGGCATTACTCGCATCGGCTGTCGGAAACTGCACTGTAAAAGTACCAGAAGTAGATGTTTTGTTAGAGGTAAAATCTAAGACTGCTACTGCTTTATCGCCGTTTGTGTCATTGTAAATCAAGGCACCCATCGCAGTTATAGTAGCGGTAGTGAAGCTAAGATCCGCAAAATCAGTAAGGGCCGTAGTTCCAGAGGTGGTTGGAGCAATATTAGTTAACGCAGTTCCACCTGTAGCGTAAGACCCACTTGAAGCAACTTCTCCTGTTGTAACAAAGGCAGTTGTTGCCGCGCCTAAAGTTGCTGTAGAGCTAGATTTTCCACCGCTACTTTCGGCATATAACGCAAGTTTAAACGAATTACCGTTTGTAGCAAAATTATGTGTGCCTAACATCAGTTCTTGCTTAAATGATGTACACATCGCTTGTGCAATAGCCATTACAGTCTCCCTATAGCTTGGGCTAGTTCCAGTTGACCCGCTTCACGGACTTTCGCACAAATTGTAGCACGTTCTTCCTTTCTAGCCAACTGTACATAATAATGCACCAGATTGTGAACTTTATCCTTAAAAGCCTCAGCTTGAAGTCTAATAGGTTCAGGAGCATCGTCAGAAATATAAATAATTTTGTTTGCTGCCATTTCCGCAATTTGATCATTAGATAAGCCTCCGTTGTCTGAGGTTATAATGTTTACGGCTCCCACCGTAGCTACACTTAAATCAAACATTATCGTGCCTTCCAAATAAGATAGGGTTGCTTTCCACGGGCTCTGGCGGCATAACTTCTGATTGTTTTGTTATCACTAGCCCTCCATTTTCTACCATTTGAACAAATGGGTCATCAAGTCTATGGTATCCATATAGCTTTTCGTTGTCAGGAACATTCGTGTCTAATAAAGTAGACCTATGGGCCACTTCAATTTTAATCCCCTTTGAAACAGCTATAGCGCACCAAAACTCAACACATGCCCTGCCTGATTCCGCCATACTTACATCTCTGTAAGTATAGTCAATTCCATAAAGACAAATCTTAGTTGCTTTTGCCCAGATAGCATAAGCAACAGCATAAGCAACGGTGTTGTTAAAATAACAGTAGCCAAGTTCAGTAGCTACTTCTTTGAGGGGAAACAGTTCTAACTGTTTTACTCGTTTATCTAACTGACAAGTAATAATAGGTTTTTTGTTCTGTTTTAAAAACTTACGAGCAATACCCGTTTGAGATCCAGCGTTTTCTGAATCAAGAAACCTAGACACAGGATCCATCATAAACGTTTTATCAACGTGAATAATACCACCAATACAGTTTATACCCCATACTTCGTCAAATTCTTCAGAGGCAACTCGCGCAGATATATAATCAGCGTAGCTGCTTCCAAGCCCAACAATTGCTATTTTCATGTCTTGTTTGCCCTTACTAGCCCTTCACGATATGCGTCTGTGTTCTCTACACCATCAGCGTAGTTCTTCAGCCTTTGAAGAGACTCTGCATACCTAGCTATGTATAACTGAAGTATGTCTGTCTCGCCCTTCATAAATGTATAAGCCTCAATTAATGAAGCATACAACAGAGCATTAGGGGCATTTTCGCTTACCCATGTTAAAGTAGAATCAGCACCAGTAGAAACAACTGTGCCTGTTGCACCGCTTGTTGCTCCTGTAACTGTTTCACCTACTGTGAAATCTGTGCTAGGAATAATAATCCTAGATGTGGTGGATGTTAAAGCCTCTCCAATTGTGGTTGTTGCGCCACTTGTGCT